GGTAACTTATGCCCCTCCTCGTCCTCCCCAACTTTCCTGATTTCCGCATCAAGAGTAACCGATGTAGCGTCCATTCCGCCTGTATCGTTGGAGTAATACAAGCCATTAGGGAAGCTGATAGTTAACTCGATAGCATTGCACGCGTCGCCTTGTACACGTTGTGTACTCCACCCGGTTTTGAGCTCATAATTGAGTACTTGGTCCGCGTAGTTATCGTTGAAATTAGGGATAACTGTTTGGTCATTAGTACCTAATCGGATATCCACTTGTACATCCTGGTAGTTACTGATTGGGTTGGCGTTGATGCGGATATCCTCGATTTTGGATAACTCACCTTCACCGGCACAATATAAAAGGTTAAGGTACTGCTTTTCGCCATCACTGATAATATGACGCGATAAGAGGAGCCCTGCGCTCTTCATACGGCCGTATGTAACGGCTAGAGGGTACCCTTGCCCGGTTACAGTTTTAGCCCCTCCCCATCCATAGGTATTAGCCTGTGCTGAGTCCGTATGGGACCGGTCAGCCTTTGGCTGAGTTAACTTATTGACGAGCATATTGCCAATCATACCAATGGCCATAGAGAGTACAGTACGCCATATTAGACTTTGAATACCGAAGATGGCGCCGCTTGCGATACCCCCGGTTGCGATACTGAGGCCGATGGTTAAAATAATTCCAAAGAACTTACCGTCAATCTGTGGCATGGCCACGATATAATCACCATCGTTCACGATAGTATCAAGCGTAGCCTCTTGGCCATTAATGGAGTACACCCAGTCGCCATCTTGTTTAGCGTAAAAGCTTAATGGCATGTTTGCCTTATAAGGGCGATATTGTGTTTCATGCTGATCCGGTTTAAACGGATTCCTTACTAGCACTACATTAATCATCGGCTACTCCTTTCTATCGTATATATGTTTAAGCCTAGGAACGTATTTAGATATATGTTCGATACATACACCGCTTGGCTTAGTGGCGTGAATGAATCGGCCATCGCCTAAATACACGCCTACGTGGTCAAGTTCCTTACCTTTTAGCGAGAATACCAGGACACTGCCCTCCGTAGGTTCCTTGACCTCTTGCCACTCGTCCATAGGAATATCTGTGTAGTTTGGAAGTGTAACACCATTACGGCGATATACCTCGGCCACTACATCCCAGCATTTGAGCTCCTCGAATGGAGTACCTAGCATATCAGACATATCACTTGTTAGATGCATACAGACCTCCCTGTGGAATCGTTGGTTCGCCTCCGAAACGAACGCTATTACCTAGTGCTCGACATCGCGATAAAGTCTTATTACACTCGGTCTCGGTGCCCTTGTATCCGCACTGAACACCTTTGAACTTGAACGGACAAAAGTCCTTCATGATGCGGACTAAGGGGAACCGACGAGTAAAACTAAAATCTGTACCGAGTGTGAACTCCATCCATTCAGCATTAGCAACGGAGCCCGTAATAACGAAGTGTTCTTCTACTTCGCACACATTTGGTACATTTGTATTTATTACACGGACAATGACATTTGCACCGGTGAACCCTTGATTATCCTCTGCCAGGCGTTGGATAGTCCGTGTCACATTGGACACGGACAATTTAACGTTTGGAAGGTCAGTAGAGTTATGGTTGACGTCCGCTAATTTGAATGGGAACGCGATGTACTTGTTCCCTTGAAAGTTGATATCTTCGGTGTTATATACAAGCCGAACGATATCGCCCTTGTATTCAATATCTAGGAGCATGAGCCATACACCTGTGGCGTCTATTTTGTTTTTCTCCAAAATCGATGCAGTTGAAAGTGTTAACATGTTATGCCTCCTGTAATTTCACTGTACCAACCCATATGCCGTAGTCATTCGCTGCGAAGTCTAACTGATCACTGAATCGTACCTTGATAGTTTCCTTCGTTTCAGGGTTCGTCCAGTCGAACACGGTCGAACAGTTGACCTCATCGAAGAACGCCCTGAGCCGTAAGTACTCGGAGGTAGGCACCTTATAATTCACGTTGTATGACCGTAGGGCCTTAGTAGTTTTACGGCGACTAATAATCGTCATGTTCTCTACCTGGCCTTTATAGGTCATGTCCGGTGTAGTTTCTTGAATTGGATATATTGGATATCTAATGTTTGGAAATGTTGCCATGATTAACCTGCGGCTGCCTTAATTGCATCCCGCGCACCTCCTTTATTATTTGTTACGGCCTTAACCATTACATCGATAATGTAATTTTCTCCATCGAATCTCGAGCTTTGTTGCTCAGATTCAAGGGCTTGGCCAGATTGGTTGATGATGTTAACAGTAACGTTATTCCCCTGATTACCACCTAGCATCTTACGAGTTTGACTTGCGTTATAGATACGGTGAGACGCGTTGAACTGAAGGAGCTCCGGACCGTTTTCACCGACCAATGTCATACCTGTAGGCGCTACCCCGCCGGATGCGAACTTAGAGAACCCTCGACTACTGAACGCTGAACTAAAGGACCTACCTGTGGAGAAGGTACGACCGCCTCCACCAATATTTCCTATGCCGCCTGCCAATCCACCGAATAAGCCTTGTAGCTTAGGTTGTAAGTATTGTTGGAAGGATAGGTTCACCATCATCTTGATAATGCTGTTTGTCATATCCTTGAATATGCTAATAAGCCCTTTACTGAAGGACTTCGTACCTGTGGCCATAGCCTCGAGGTTACTTGTCCAGGTCGAATTGATATTACTCATGGTACTGTCAAAGGTCGACTTCGCAAGGTCAGCATAATTCACTGTTTCCTCTTGATATTGGCGCGCAGCTTCCTTCAATCGAGATTTCAAGTTACGCCCTGCCATCTCCCATAGCTTTTGTTGGGCCTCAACTAGGTTCTTCTCAATCTGTAGACGTTGCGTAGCTGTCATCTGTGCATTAGCTAGCTCGTCCTTGGAGTAGTCGATGTAAGCTTGCAGTTGTTCCGCCAAGATGGCGGCGGACTGGGCCTG